ATTAGGACGTAATGGAACACATTCACTCTTCAACTCATCAATAATAGTAATTTGTTCTATTATAGGAATAGATTGAATTTTAGAAATCCATAATTGTTGATTTGGTTCTACTTCACGAGGTAATGGTTCGTATAATTTAAGAACTAAAGCTCTTTCTTCTTTTGTTTTACTTCTATTACCAGTAGTAGGGTCTTCTTCATAGGTAGAGAATGTTTCTCTATCAATTCCCCATGTCGCGATAAGTTTATTATCACCATCACCCATATGGATGTAGTGAGTTAAGAACTTAGAAACTTCTTCTCTTAAAATAGTTTCATCCCAACTTTGCTCAAATGCTTTACGAATATCTGCAACAACATTACCACGTTGTAATTTAAGGTCACCCTTATCAAACAACATAGAAATACGTTCTATTTTACCTTCCGTTAATTCATCACCTTCTGCATTAAATGGAATTAATAAGAATTCAAATTGAATCTTATCAGTATCTTCATTAAATTGAAGTTTTGCTTTACGCAACACATCACTAACTTTGAATGTTGCTAAACCTGATGGTGAAAATCTACCTAATGCATATTCTTTATCGTATTTTGAAACATAAATTTCAACATAGTTAGTATTGATTGATTGCCAACTAACATCAAAATCAACTTCAAATTCTTTAAAATCGGCACCTTTAATATTTTGTGGGTAATAGATATTTGTAATATCTGGTCCTGGTAAATAATATTTGTTTACAACATTAATTGTAACTTTAATAGTTTCACCACTTCCTGCTCTATTACTACGAGGTTGTAAATATAAAGTATAATTACCAACTCCGTTATAAAAATCATTTTTACCTAATACAATTGAACCACTATTAGAAATAACACGTTGCGTACTTCCTAATGAAAATACAACCTCATCTGCGTTAAATGAATTATATGGTATTTTTAAATCATCAGTACCAGAAATATTAAATTCAAAAGTATTACCTTCCGTTCTTAATGTTGGTGTTGATGGTAATGGAACTGCTTGGTTATTATTTTTAGTTACAATAATATCAACAATTACATTATCATTAACCAAATCAATTGTTTGATTTAATGTATTATTTGTTGTTATATTACCATTTTTGTTTATTCGGTAAGTAACTGAATGTGTTTGTGAATCTAATCCCTTAGAAGTAAATTGAACGTTATTTGCACCATTTGAATTTGGTGAAAAATCCAATTCAGTAATTCCGCGAGTTACTAAACCAACTTTACCATCGGTAGTTCGATATTCAATTAAATCGTTTTGATATACATCACCATTAATTGTAATCTTACCTTTTGCCGTTGGAATTGGTTCGGTATAAATTGGTGCTACATTTATATCAAATGTAAGTGAGGTATTTAATGTAGCCTGTCTATCACCAAATTTTGATTGTAATTTACTTTGTTCAATATATTGTCCATTAATTAATTTTTCAATAATTAATTCATAATATGGAAAATATGTTACGCTTGTGTAAACCTTAGGTCGTTCTACTTTTTCTCTAATTACAGCACCAGGATTATCAGGGTCTTGTCTATAAGTGTAATCAATTCTATCATCAAATGGGACAGGTTCTTCAATATCTTTCCTAATTTCCTTAAAAAGAGTATATACTCGATACACATCTCCAGATTGAACTCCAGATTTTTTTACTGAAATTGTTTTTGGTGTAAGTAATTCTTTTTCAGTATATGTAATCGTTGATGGTGCTAATTTATTTATTTCATTACCATCTACCACAATCATACCATCATTAGGTGTTGATGATACTGCAATATTTACAAATAAACTTTGATTTTCATATATAGGATTTGTAGGTTGTGTTATAGGTGAGACATATCCTCCACCACCGCCACCACCACTTGTAGCTAAAATAGCATTATCAATACCGCCGGGATTTACACCTACTCCACTACGGTCATCATTTATATCTTCTACTCTTTCTATTGCCATTTATTTGTATTCCTCATCTATAAATATAACTTATCGTATATTATTCACACCCATATTAATATCATCACTAAAACCAGTTTCATAACGAGAATTTGTTCCACCGGTTATACCACCACCACCTCCACCGCCATATGAAACTGTCGGTTGATAATTTGTAGGAACACCACAATCACCATTTTTAGTTACACTCCAATTAGGTCCACCGACCGTAATAGTTCCTTCTGCTGCACATAATGTAACCGATTTTCCTGGTTCTAATGAAGGACCAGTTTGTGGTTCTCCTGCTGAGTTTTTATATTGGAATGAGTTTGTAAACCCACTTCCGTAACTACCATAGTTTGCGTTTTGGTTAGCTTCATGTGAACCATTATAGATTGTGTATGAGAATAATTTTAATTCTACTTTTACTTTTGGTATTTCTCTAACATCCCCTTGGAAATGGTCAATTGATTGGTATGTAATTGTAAATTCTTGATATTCTCTACCAAATACATTAGTATTTTTATTACCATTTGCATCAGTAAAGATTATACCACCTTCACTTGACCAAACATAGAATGTTTTAGTTGTAGTTTGTGGTTTATCAGCATATCTACAAGAACCATCATCTTCCGTTGCTGCAGGATTGTAGTTTAGAGAATTCGGGTCCATACAACCTTTTATCTTTTGAATAGGAGTTGTATCTTGTATAGGTCTATAAACACAACTACCATCATTCTCAACTGCAAGTGGATTGTAGTTTAACGCGTTAGGGTCAGTACATCCTCTAACTATTCCTTGTTTATTACCGATTTCAGTTGAAGTATTTTGATTATTACTAAGGATTGATTTTAGGATTTGTTTAGTTTCATCCATTGTAATTTGTTCATCCTTAGATAAGATATTATCTTCTTGTATATTTCTTTTTGGTAAATAGTATTCAATAATTTCTACCAAAGATTGTAATATAGTTTGTTTAATTCTTTCTATTGATAATTCTACTGGTATTGCTGAAGATTTTGGTTTACCATATGTTACGGATTTTATAGACCAATCTCTATTTTGCATAAAGTATTTAGTACTTTCAATCAATTTAGTTTTTATAATGTTTATGAATTCTTCCCAATTAAGAATATTGAATTCTTTTTGAATAAGTTTTACATAAGTTTCACCTTGCTGAATTGTTCCTTTTTGTGAAACAAATTTTTGTAAGATGTTTTCTACTTTAAGACTTTCAATAAATGGTTCGATAAAGTAAATTGTATCATCTCTAAATTCACCTTCTTTTAATAAAATATCTACACGAGTATCCAAATCTTCAATTATCTTGCCATCTTTATCTTTTAATGGTAAAATACGAATTTCGGTACGAGATGGTGAAATTTCATGTATCCACAATTTATCTTTTTCTATACCAGCAGAACCTGCTCTTCTATTTAAAAGTGTTGTTTGTGTTTTGAATATACCATTTGAATAACCTGCATCTCTAACCAATTTTTCAGTATCAATAATATATTCTTTTGCACCATTTGTTTTTTTGTTAGATTTATTTTCACTAAAAATAAAATACTTAGAAATGTTTACGTCATCTAAATAAATGTATCTAACTTTATCTCCACTTTCACCTTGTGGCAATACATTATCACTTGCATCATATAATACAAATTCAATAGTATCAGCTGTTCCAAGTCCAAAGTATGATTTTGCAACTTCTTGTTCAAAAATTGCTCTATCTTTACTATCAACTTTATAGCCTTTTTTATCAACTACTTCTTTAAATTGAGTTATTGCCATGCTACGTTTCTTTTACTCATTGTTTTATTATATACATAATAACAATATTGTTTACCAACATTGTGAATTATTTTTCCTATGAAATTATCTTTTGGTAATTCACCCATTTCATATGCCATATGTTCTGTCCATGGTCTAACCATTTTGTAAATCCATTTGGTATATTTAGGTTTTTCTTTCATAAATTTAACCACATTCTTAGCCCACATCATATATCCTAATACTAATTGAGGGTCTTTCTCCCACATCATATTACCATATCTTTCATCCGCATCCCAAATTCGTTGTGGTAAATATCCTTGATTATAAAGTTCATTACAAATAATCTTTTTCTTTTTAGTATTAGCCATTTCTGCCTGTGTTTTTGCTGCCTGTGCTGCTGCTGCAGCTGCTTGAGCCTGTGAAGCCTCGATTTGTGCTGATGCTAATAATTGTTGAGCATTTGTTACTTGATTTTGTAAATCAATTGTTCTTGTCAATGCAGTTTGTAATTGAGTTTCTAATTGTTTTTGTAATTCCGTAAAAGTTTGTTTCTCAGCTTGTAAACCTCTAAGTTGTGCTTCTAAGGAAACTCTTTCAATACCTTCTCTAATACCTTTACTTAACGCGTTTTGAAAATCTTGAACCAATGTTACATATTTTTGGTTTGTAATATCTAATTCATTTTCTGCTGATGCTCTTAATAAACGTTCAACATCAATTTGTGTTATTAGATTTTCGTTTTCAGTAGTAAGAGTTTGTATCTGTGCAATTGCATCACTTAGTTCTTTATCTAAGTTTCTTACGTTTGATAAACTACCACTATATAATCCTTCTAACCTATCATAAGTTTTTTGAGGAACTACTTTTGGTTGTTCTTTTGGAGTTTGTGGTATAAGTTCATCAACTGCAACATCTACTGCTTTTTTAAGTTCCTCTTCGTTATATTTTGGTTTTTCAACATACCCACTTGTTTCACCATCAAAATCTTCATTTATTGGTTTAGCATAGAAAGTATGATTACCCAAACTATTTTGTGAGGTAATAACTGCAGAACCACTTGATATTAGTTCCGATACTCTAAATTCATTTTGTAATGACATATTATTTTTCCACTAAAAAGGTTAAATCTTTATCAGAGAAATATTCAATTGCACCATCTCTATCTATCTTAATCTCAATATAATATTCTCTATTAGTTTCCCAATTTGTTAAGTTTACTTTAAAATAATTACCATTTGAATCACAACTTACTTTTGTATAATCACCAAACGGAACTATTACCTCATCAGTAACTACATCTTTAATTTGATAGTAAGTTGTTGCAGGTAAATATTTTACATCGTTATATGAATAAAGATTTGTATATGTTTTAAGTGGATATTTTTCTCTTGCAAACACTCTAATCTCTGGTTTACTATTTACTTTATATCTAGCCTTTAATTTCTTAAATGTTACGTGAATATCATCACTTGTCAATTCAGTTAAAGAACCAGTTGTAAATGTTGAATCATCCCAACCAATTCTTAATTTTGGTTGATATATTGTATTTGTTTCCTTTGAAAAGAATTTTAATTGTCCATAATCTAACGTATCATTTTCTAATGAAGTCAAATGTTTTAATATCATACCTTCATTTGGAAAACTACCGCTTAACCAAGCAGAAACTAATGGCAATACATCCATATCAATGTCAGAACTTTCATAACTGAAAGATTGTGATGCGTATGAACCTGTAAACCAAACTCCACCTTTACCAGTCAATGAACCAGTTGTTTGTGGATTTAAACTACCTGAATTTTCTAACCAATCATTTCCTACACTTCTATAATTCCATGTAACACCATCGATTGATATATCATCAAAACGAGTTCCAATACCCATATCCCAACTTTGAGAAACTGCATATGCGTAAATTGTATAATCTATTGGTATTTCATTTGATTCACATTCTTTAAGAACTAAATCACAAGAACTCATAGTTACTTCACCTGATACTAATGATGCAGATAAAGCGGATGTATCAAACTTAATTAAAGTTCGGGCAGTATCTTTTAAGTTTCCATAGTAAACTTTGGAAATCTCTAATATCTCATCCAACCCTGTATTTTGTTTAGGTTGTTGTAAATAAATTGTTGCATCTTTTGATGCTGTTATAAATTGATACATTAAACTACCCTTCCTTTTATATCTTTCGCTGGATACTTCAATTCAAATACTGATGGGTCTAATGATGGATACACCATTTTACCCTTAGTTGCTTCAGCGATGTTGTATGAATATTGCGAATATTGTCCTAAACATTTATTTACTATTTCACATTTCGGAACGGATTGAACTCCCTCAATACCTGCAATCAATAACTCCAATTCACTTAGGTTGATTGCCATATTAAATGTCCAATTATCTATATTAAAGTAATTTGTAATTTCATCGATACATCTTACCAATACTTCTCTTTTATTATATCCACCATAAACCATAATTTCAAAATCTACACCGATATTGATAATAAATCCATCCAATAGATTTACACCATCGGTCAACATTCTATATTCGTTTAGATATGTTTTTAGATTTTGTTTTAACGCTTGATTAGTTCCAATTTGTTGTAAGTTTTTATTTTGATTATAACCCAACACATATAAGTTTATTGCGAAAGGATTATTCTTTTCATTTAAATTATTCTTCTTACCAACTAAGAACTTACTTACATTATCCTTAATTTCCATTTCTGATTTACCTTGTAAAGATTGAACTAATTGTGTAAATTCAGAAAGTGTATCTGGATTAGCAAGAATAGAAGATGGTGAATTATTATCTAACTCTCCATCAGGTGCACAATATGCTTTAGCAATTCCACCATATTTTGCTGGTAACGATAATGCTCTTACTTGGTAATCTTTACGAGTTACTGCACGATTTTGTGAAGAGAAGTTTGCCAACGCATTTTCTCTAATTTCTTCAATAGTTTCTGCTCCTCTACCACCTACTGCGGTTACTTCGTTTTCTACTGCTATTGAACCTTTGGTTACACGATAAACTCCTAATTCATTTTCGGTGAACACATTTGTATCTTCATCAAATGAAATATTTTCAATTCTTGTTAAATCACCAATTGGGGTATTTGCAGATATTCCACCACCAACTAAATACGAAACCGTCATAGTTGTAGATGATGGTGCCTGGCCATAACTTTTTGTTTTTAAGAAATTCGCAGGGTCAAATGATGCACCTAATTTATCAATCGATGAATTTAATCCCAATCCTACATTTTTAAAGTTAGGTATAAGTGTTTCATCTGATTGTGTAGAATTACCACCACCAAATACAATTGTAGTTGTATTATCTGCATTTACTTTAGTAACAAATCTACGAGATGTTTTTAACACCTTTAATATATTTGAAACTGAATCTTTGAATTGAACTAAATCTTTATCGTTATATTCGTTATTAGGATAATCTACAAAAACTGTCTCTTGTGCAAGATAAGGAACTTCATACCATTTATTACCATTACTATCTCTTACATCGTATATTTCGATTACATTATCATCGGTAATATCAATCTTTGAAAATTCTTCCGGTGAACCAAACGTTTTTTCTATTGTTCTTAATTCTGCAGAAATTGCATTTACGTGTTTTTTAACTAAATAAAAATTCGGTTCGTCACCACTTTTGGAATATATTGTTATTTCTCTATCATCACTAACATTAAAATCTAATAATTCGGTAGTTCTAAATAATGTACCCGTTGAGTTTGCTTGAACCACCATTCCTTCTTTGATTCTTAAATAATATTTTGAATCGGGTCTATTATTCACACCAGTTCCAACTGCAGGAACTAATTGATAAACTGTCAAACTAACTAATGCAGGTGATGTAACTTTTGGTTTATATCCTAAATATTGTGCAAGAGCAAGAACATTTTCTTTATCCTCTGCATATAACATTAAAGATTCTTTTAAAGTATCATCGATATAATATCCCATAACATCACCAATATACGATGCCATTTCGATAAACATCATACCAGGTGATGATTCGTTAAAATCTGAATATGTTTTTGGGAAATAAGTTTTTGCATACTCAATTAAGTTTTGTCTGAATCCAGCAAAATCTTTATTAAGATACTTTATATCTCTACCTTGATTACTTTTCTTTGTTATACTATTTAATGCCATTTGTTATTATCCCCTGACTGTGAATGTTATTTCTTGTAATTCAATTTGATTACCGACAGTGAATTGTATTTTCATATGTGCTATATGTCTATCTTTCATTTCATCTGTCATTTCTATATCGATTTCTTCAATGTTTATGTAAGGTAACCAGTAATTTACGGTCTGTGTAATAACATCCGTTAATTTAGTTTCAAATCCATCATCCATAGGTTCAAATAATAATGCTTCTAATCCAGTTCCAAATTCGGGTTGCATTATTCTTTCACCTCTTTTAGTTAAGAGTAAATTTTTTAAGTTTGATTTAGCTTGTTCGAAGGAAGTAAAAGCCTGTTCAAAATAACCATTTCCACCTCTTTTCAAAGGTAGAGTAATTCCATACGCATATGTATCGAATTCTTTTGTATCTTTAACGATTTTATTTCCTAAAACGTATGCCATTATTTTTTAAACCTCTTAACTAATTCTGAATTATCTCTATTTAAAATTCTATCTAATCCTGCTAAACCTGTCTGAACACCCAATCCACCTCTATTACCACCACCAACATTCATATCACCATATCCCATCTTAGCAGCCATTTGTGCTCTCATAGATTCCACTCCACCTAATGCTCCACCACCAAATGACATAGTTTCATCTATATCGGGTTCTGCATCCATATAGTTTGGAATGTGTGAATTTGAATAACCTTCATTCATCGGTTGTTGGAAATTATCCAATATCGATGCACCACCACCTACTGGCCCTTCTGTGCGTTGTGCAGAAGTAAATGGTTTAGTTTGATTTAAAATATCGTTTATTGTTTGATTTTTTGAAAATTGTCTTTTAGGCTGAACTGATTCTTGTTGAATCTTAGGAGTTTGCACTCTTTCCTTATCTAACAATTGATTTGCAAGTTCAAATGGGTCTACATCTTCCAAAATATCCTTTTTCTTAGGAGTTGGTTTTGCAGTTTCATTTAATAACTTACTAACCTCCTCTTTAATCATTTTAGGAAGTTGTTTTTTAATTTCTTGTTCTACTACTAATTTAATTAGTTGTGCTAATTTTTTAGAATCCATTTTGAAAATATTTGTTTACTTCATATAAATATATCTTCGTTGGATTTTGAATTCTTATGAGTATAAATTGGGGTTTTCTTTTAGTTTTTTCCAATATGCACAGAATTTCTTCTTTCTATCATCTAATCCGTTATATCCACCATTTATACGTTTGGTAATATATTTTAGTGTTCCGATTGTATCATCTACTGCTGCTTCGTTTAATTTACGAGTTCTCCAAAACCAACACGCAGTTTCTGCAACATATTTCTTTTCAACTAATGTAGAATTAGCAACAACATCATCCGATACACCTTTTCTGAATTGTGAATAATTTGCTCTACCTGTAACTTGAATATATCCTCTACCAGCAAAACGGAAACCATCACCGGGTTGTGTATTACCTAAATCTTTTCTACCTTCATATCGTTGTTGGGTAGGAGTTGGGCCCCATATTTCTTTTGTATAAATAAAATTACCACTTTCATGTGCACATTGTGCAAGAAAATGTGCTTTTTGTAATGGAGTTTTAATTCCCCATTTTCTCATAGCATCAATTACAACTTGTGGTGGTTCTTTAATTCTTACATTACCACATTCTTCAATCTTTTCGGATGGTGTTTGATTTGCAGTTTCAGAATCCGATTGATTATCAGATTCACCACCACTTTCATCAAGTGATTCTGCAGGATAATCAGATGATTCTCCACTTAATCCGGCAGATGTAGAATCGTTTATATCGTAACCGGCTTCAGTTGCAGATTCAGCCATTGCTTCTTGTTCCGGTGATAAAGTTATAGCTTCTTCAATCATTTTTTCTTCATCACTCATTTCTTCTGGTTGTGAAGATAAAACATCGTTGCTACCACCACTCACACCTCTTCCTGCAGGCGGAATTGTATAACCAACAAAGGGAACTGCACCAGGACCAGGTGTCATTACTGGTGGGTATAATGATGTTGTAATATATGTTCCTTTAATGGTGGGCAAGTGAGATTGAATTGATGCAATCAATTGGTCTAAAAATACTTCACTATTATCCGTTGGTTTTGCCATATATTAATAATAACACTTTATACCAGGTGAATATTTACCTTTTAACATTGTCAATAATTGTTTTCTTTGTGAACCACCTCTTTTACAACTAACATGTAACCAAATCGAATTACCATGTTCAAAAATCATTTGGTCAAACGGAAGTGTTCCTGCAATCCATTTTGCAATTGGTAAATAATCTCGTGGAGATACTCCTACAAATTGTAAATCAACTGCCTCACCTTTTTGATGTTGTGATACTCCACCCGGAATTGATGGTGCACCTCTAAAAGCAGAATTTATTTTCATATTTGGATATTTTGCTTTTATTGGTTCTAATATATTTACAGCAACATTTTTTAAATTACAAACAATATCTTCTGTACTTAATCCAACTTGTGATTTAATCTTATGTGGGAATGTTGTTGCAATGGATAGATGTTTTAATTTAAAATTAGGTGATAATTGTGTATTGTAATCTAACGTTCCTCCACATGATATTGGTTTGGCGTTAGTAGATGATGTTGTAATTGCAACTTCTTCTGCAGATGGATTTTCATCATATGGAGAATTATCTTCACCATATGATTCTTGTATTGATTCTATTTGTGCACCACCACTTTCACCTTCATCAGTTAAAACTTCAACCCCAGTCTCATCCATTATTTCTTGTGCACCTTCTAATGTATTATTATCATCAGGTATCGTAGCAAGTAATTCTTCCGTTGTTGGTTCACCATCTCCTTCCGATGCAATAGTTTCAGATGGAGTTAAAGATTGTATATCAGTTGGTTGCCAAATGCCAGGGTCGGTAATTACACTACTGACAGTTGCAATATTCATAACTGAACCAGGAGATGGAATGATTGGTGGTGGAACTGAACTCATAGTAGCACCAGTCCAATACGCAATAAACGCAGGACCCATATTTGTTATGATTGGGTGTTCACCTGATGATTGTTGTAATGCAGTATTTAAAATTCCGTTTAGGGTTGCTTCCATCAATTCAGTATTACCTTTTGCAATCGGAATACTATTGGTTGTATCAAACCCTCTTTTAACTGCCATATCATACTCCATAGTAAGTTTTTTTGCAAAATCACCATAGGAACTAATTCCCTTTTGGTTTTGCATATAACTCAACATATTTTGTTTGAATATTTCTAATGACATTTTATTCAGTATAATTTAAAGTTGATAGGAATTTATTTAACCTACCTTTAATATCGTTGAATGTACTTTTGTTCTCTGGTCCTACTGCAGTTGGTCCTGCTGGAGTTTTATAGACTTGATTGTTTATTGCATCAATCAATTCTTCTAATAATCCTTTTAAAGTTTCACCTCTTACCAAAGGTTCTTTATCACTTTCGGTATTTAAGAAAATGTTTCCTTTACCACCTAAAATGTAAGTACTATTATCATTTGTAGTAATTCTAACATCGCCGTGAAAATCCAAATCAGCACCCGCCTTACCATTATCGATTGACATCTTACCATCTGATATGAAACCCCAATTTCCTTTTGAAAAGAAAATCATTTCTTGAGTTCTTGCAGAAAGTATAATTCTTTCGGTATTTAGAAGAACTTGGTCATATCCTTTTAGTTCTGATGGATAATTTGTAAATTTAGTTGGTTTGGTTTCTAATGGTGATTGATAATCCAACTTATATACACCAGAGGTAATTGCAATGGTAGTTCCATCTTTGTTTACATCCTCTTCTGTCAATGCACCTTTTTTTAATTTACTTAAAGATTCATCATTTTGTCTATTACGAAGAATAATAGTAGGTGCGTATTTTTTATCTTGATTATTGTATCCACTAAAACGAATACTTTGTCCAAAACGTGATTGTATAATTCTATCACCCTCATATAATTTTAGAGGATTTATTTGTTTTGTTTCAAAATATTCACCTAATTTTGTTTTTCTATCTTCTCCACCACTACCACCACTTGGAGTACCTGTTGCAGATATTGTAGAATATTCAGTTGCAGGTTGTCCGGGTTTTTGTGTAGGTTGAAAATTTTTAATATCAACATCTTCAATTGCATTTCCTGCATTTATATTTGTTGATGTTATTCTTTTGAAGTGTAGTTTTCCACCTAACGAAATCAATTCGACCGTTTCACCAATTAAAGGAATACCCTCATCTGAATTAAATGGTTTATATGCTTTTACACCCGTAGTAGATGCGGATGGGTCACTTAATTTTCTTACAACCGCACATCCAATAATACTTGTATCTTTGGTTTCTACTTCACTAAAATCATATGTTTCAACCCTTTTATGTGTATCATCTAAAATGACATCCAAAACAATACCAGTCATTACACCAGATGCACCACCTGTGTTTGGATTAGTAGCGTAAGTTGCGTTTGATATTTGGGTTCTTTGACTCATTATTTACCAATCTTTTGTTTTAGTTCTTCAACTTCGTTTGTCAATTCATCTACCTTTGCATCTTGTTCATCTTTGACATCATTGACAGTTATTTCAATTTCTTTCAATAATTGTTCTTTTTCAGCATCGGTTAAGAATCCAGTCTCACCTTCGGTTTTAGTATTTGCAGTAACGATACGTTGTGCGATTGTTGCAAGTTTGATTAGTGCATCATCGTTACGAACTGATACATCTACCAAATCTTTTAAGATAGGGCCAATTACTGCCATATCACCTGCATGACGAATTAATTTTCTCATTTCGGCAATCAATTCAGAGATTCTTGCCTTCTTATTTTGTTGATTATCGTAAATATCTTTAAATAATCCACTTAAACTTTTGCCAGGGAATATTTCAAATTCTGTGCTCATATTTATTAAATTGATTCAATCTATAAATATATCAAATAAAAAAACCTCATTTTTAGTGAGGTTTTTCAATTAAGTGTGTTTTTTATAATTGCCACGTTTTTGTTGTTCTTTTACGGTCTTCTTAGCAATTTTCTTACGATTTTTTTCTTTTTGTTCTCTTCGTGTCATAGTAACCCCTTACATTTTTTTGATTTCTATTTTGATTTTTGCTTCATAACCTTTTGGTAAATTTGTTTTTATTCCGTGAAATTTCTCCACCTTGTCATCAAAATAGTTTAATTCAAAAATAAGGTCACTTAGATTTAACAAAACTTGTGATGATGTATTCATTTTATCAGTTTTACGTGCCATATTAAGATTTGATTTTTGACTGAACAAATCTTTTCTTAAAGCATCTAATACACTTGCAGGGTCTTCTGCTTTTCCTGTCAGTTTTTCTGCTGATGCTTTCCTTACCTTCGATGAAAGATAATCAGGTCCTTCGGTATATCCCGCATCCCAATGGTCGTGTCCATGATTAGTTCTAACCACATGTGCATCTGATTGATGTATTGTAAAACGTGGATTGTGTTTTGATGTAGTTTCGATTGATACTACCTTATCTGGAGTAGATATGAAAGTATGGCCTTTAATACCACCCATAAATTTAGCTGCTATTGTTATAGTATTCTTTAAGGATTTTTGTCCTAATGCTTCTCTAATCTTAATACCATCTTTTGATTTCTTACCTGTCTTCTTAACCAACTGCTTTTCTTTCTCATCATATCCAACCATCAATGCAGTGTTAAGAACTCCAATACCATATTCATTTATACCTTCACTCCAATCCGTAGTTATATCATGTAGATAAACTACCTCAACACCATTAATCAATTCATGTACTATTTCTAATTCAGGTTTATACATTCTATCGCGGTTCTTAGCCATAACGACAGTATCACCCATTTTCTTTCTAACAATAATACATTCATTCAATTTAGTATCCATTTAAGGCATAAGGAGATTGGTTATATTCTCACCCTAATAAATATATTTTTATTTTAAAATGATATAAAAAAAAGTAGTAGAGATTTCTACTACTTTAAACGATACATAAACTGATATCCACAATCATCATCGTAATCGTCATCTTCAACAACTTTTACACCATTTCCAACAATCTCTTGGAGTTTTTCAACATCAACTCTACCCCAATAACCAAATCTCAAATACACATCATTTGAACCACCCCACACTTGTGAAATATCAAAATTACCAAACTCACTCTCAATCTTTTTTAAGGTTGCAATATCTATTCTCATATCTTTATATTTTAAAGTTTAACAATTATTAATACTCACCATAATGGGCAAACATAAAATCTCTACGATGTAACTCGGCTTTTGCAAGGTCAAACTTAACCATACTAATCAAATTCTTCTCCCAAAACTCAATATTCAATTCCTCAGCATCAACACCCAAATGAAGAGCTCTACTCTCTACGAAATCAACATACTCAACTAAAGTCAAGCCAGTAATCAAAGATTTTAATTGTAAATCGTTCATATTTTTATTTGTTTTATGTTTAACTCTTATTACAAAGCTAACATACGAAGAATATTCCACTTTTCCAAATATTTTGTAAAATATTTTTAATTTTTTTTTCAATAAAAAAGGAGAACATTTCTGCTCTCCTTAGTGAATACCTTGTGATTATATTTGTTTAGAATTTAGTTCCACAATGTGGGCAGAACTTATGTGTATCTTTTTTTCTTTTTGCACCACATTCTCCACAATACGCAACTGAAAGTTCTTCTTTACGATATTGTTTTTGTGATGTTGGTAAAATTCTCCATGCTACATTATGAAATGAGTATGAATAAAATTCTCTATCTGAATTTGTAAATGTTTGATTAGAACTTCCACCTTTTTCAGTTAAACCTGTTTCTACTTTATTATTTGTAGCTATTGCCGAAGTTGGAGTAATATTATTATAATACGCCGTTGATGTAGTAAGAGATGTTCCCGTTGTTGTAAAAGTTGTATTCCCCAACGTATTTGTAGTATATGTTGTACCAAATCCACTATTACCTCTTAAAATTCCATTATCATAAATGGTTCTATTTAGTGGATAATTGGGGTATGAATTAAATTTCGGTTGTTCTTGGCAGAATTCAATTTTAACATAACCATTATTTGCAAGAGCACCTGCATTAACTGCTTCTTTTCCTACCTCATAGGTTTTGAATACAAACTTATTATTTGTATCTAAAAATCTTTCCAAAAACACTCTTTCACCAGGTCGTAATACAATACCACCACCAGATAGATAATTGGCATCGATTTTGATTTTAGCTAAGATGTGATTTGGAGTTGGGTTGAATAATTCGATTTGATATTCATCTCCATCATTAAGATAGACCTGACCTTCGAATTGTTTTACTCTTTGTTTGTTCTTTGTGACAAACGCTTGTGGGTTTGACGGACTCCCACTTGTCCATACTGATTGTTTCATATTTTTCCTTATTTTATTTGTATTTAAAAATTCATTCGTTGGTATTTCTCCAACTCAAATGCATCTAAGTGCACTGAATGTTTAACCACAAGGTTTTCGAATATAAATATTGTTATTTTATTTTTTTCTTCACAAGATAGTTTCCTAACACTAATGTATCCATTTCACAATCTAAAAATGTTTCAATTGCATCTTTTGGTGAATTTACAATAGTTTTATCTTTTAAATTGAATGAGGTATTAAGAACAATAGGGTATTCATTATCAATTTGTAATTGATTTAAAAGTGAATACATTCTTTTATGTTGTCTATTATTTAGGGTTTGTATTCTTGCAGAACCATCTATGTGCGTGATTGCCGGTAATTGATTTCTATGTTCTTCTTTTACCTTAACAACCTGATTCATATATGGAACTAAAAGTTTGTAATCAAAATATTTCAAACGGTCTTCTTCCTTTACAATTGGTGCAAAAGGTCTAAATCCTTCTCTTTTTTTGATTACTCTATTTACCCTACTTTTCATTTGTGGGTCTCTTGGGTTAGCAAGTATAGAACGATTACCGAGTGCTCGAGAACCAAATTCCATTCTACCCTCATACCAGCCAATAACATTTCCATCCGTAATTTGTTTAGAAATGATTGGAATAAGTTCGGAGTGATTTTTATATTCATACCAAATATCATTTGAGTGTTTATCTAATTCTTCTTTAATTTCATCGTTTGAATGCCATGGTCCTAAGTATGGATTTGTATTATCAACTCTAACTGCATTGGGAGTATTACTATAATAGTATTCTAACGCACAACCAATTGCAGAACCAGCATCAGATGGAGCAGGTGGAATCCATAATTGTTTATATGGAGTTTCGTTTGTTATTTTCCCATTTGCAGTTCCATTATATGCACAACCACCACTTAAACAAATGTTGTTAGATGGGTGTGTTGCAAACATTCTATTTAATAAACGGAAAAAATAATATTCGTATTGTGATTGGATTGTTGCTGCTAAATCTTTATGTTGTTGTAATAACTCATCTTCTGGTAATCTATTTGGAATACCTAATAACAATCCCAATTTTTCGTTAAACATAGAATTGTTTGAATAATCATATGTAAAATAATCCATATTGATTTCAAACTCACCATTTTCGGTTTCCTTTATAATTTCCTTAAAATGTTTAGTGTAAGTATTTGGATTACCATATGGTGCAAGACCCATTACTTTATATTCACCTTCATTTGGTTTAAATCCTAAGAAAGCAGTGAATGCAGAATAAATCATACCCAACGAATGTGGGAATTTAATATTTTGTAATTTTGTAATTTTATTATTCTCAGCAAATGCTAAAACTGTCGTTTCCCATTCACCAACTCCATCAACTGAAAGGATAGCAGTTCTATCAAATGGTGATGTATAGTAAGAATACGCAATATGAGATAAGTGATGGTCTCCATAAGATAAAATTATATTATCATTTGTAATTTCATAAATCTTACGTTCCGTTTCCTTATAGTTTTGTTTATTTTCTTTTAAAATCCCATTACGTTTAAAGTATTGTAATACACCACCTCTTTTAGTAGTTTCTTCAATTCGTTCTAACTTTAATGTAGGATTTTCATAAAACGAAACTACCGATACATCTGCACCGGTAATTTTAAATTCGTTATATAACCACTTAATTGCATTAGTGGGGAATGAAGAATCGTGTTTAATTCCTGTAAATCTTTCTTCTTCAACTGCACCTAAAACTTTACCATCTTTTACTAAACATGCTGCAGAATCATGATACCCACTTGCTATTCCTAAAATATATTTATTCTTCATCAAAATCTTCCTCCATATCTGGTATGGAATCCGGTGACACCCAAAAAGGTTCATCTCTTACTGAAAAATCACCGTCTTCTAAATAATCGTTTAACATTTTTTTCTGATGTTGTTTCATTATATTTACCACTTTTGTGATATAATGGGTCTTACAATCAGTCATTTCTCTAATAAGTAGATATAAATGTTTTTTGTTAAAATTTTCTATATAATCACTTCTACGGAATAATTCTAATACAGCATCTGCAATTTGAATATCTCTTTTCTTATTAAAAATAGTAGTAAGATGTTTATCCCAATATGCTAACATTATATCTTTGAATTCTCTAAATTCACTACCTTCTTCAACTTCATAGAAATCATTTTCAGGATTCCAACTTTCTGGCATTTCTGAAATCAATGCATTTTGTTTCCAACGTTTATAGTTTCCGTTGTTCTTTAAAATCAAATGGTTTTTTGCAATAATGGTAAAATAAGAGAATGCTCTACCTTTACCTTCTTTAAACATATGCATCTTTTCTACCATTGTAGAAACTACTTCCATTTGTATATCTTTTTTAGATACATCAAAGTAGGAGAATTTAAATGTATTTAAAACATTCTCTGCTAGTTTTTCAAAAGGATATTTAATTCTTTCTTCGTAAATCTTTGACCTTTTAACGGGGTCTTTACATTTATTATATTCAACAATTGCATCTTGTGCAGGTGTTCCAAAATAAATTTTATCTTTTGGTTTTCTTTGTTTTGCCATCTTAAATTATTTCGTTTAGATTTTCAACAATTTCTTTCATTTCTTTGAAAACCACTCCAACTTCATCATCGGATTCAAACGAACCTTTTAAATCTGCATCTTTCAACGCATCTAATGCAGTAGATACTTTTGTTTTCACATCGGTGATTGTATCCAAAATTGTATCTTCCAATTCTTCGTTTTGTTTAAGTAAATTTCTTACTCCTATAAAAAGTGCAACATTTAAAACTAATGATGCACCGAATGCTATGTAAATTATTTCCATAGGTATTTTTTATGCTTCACCCATTGGTCCAAAATAATTCATCATAGGAGATTCATCATCGGATTGAGTGGTTGTGTTATTTAATTCGTTTTCAACTATTGATACATTCTTCTGAATTTTCTTTTGTAATTCTGGAAATGTAGTGATGTTGTTTTCTATCAATGTATTTATCAATGCATCTATAATAAAACTATGATTGATGATATGTTGTTCCATCAATTTAATTTTGTCTTTCTTAGATAGTTTTTTTGAGTTCATTGATTAAATCATTAAAGGTTTTTCTTTCTTCTTCGGTTTCTACGAAAGCTTTTTCAATTGTGGTGTGATGGTAGCCTAACGCCGATGCCATTCTAATACATATTGTTTTATATTCAAATATGTTCATATCATCTGGTATTGTTAGTTCTATTTTAGAAGCTTCTCTATAATCATCACCATCTATATTAAATGTCATTTTTGCCATATTATACAATCTCCGCACCAACTTCTAAGAATTTCTGTGCCTTTTTATATTTCATAAATTCAGTTTTTCCATCTGGTAATTTAACCATAACCATTTCATTTCTACCATATGATTTTGGTGCAATGTAAGTAGTTGTGTATCTACGAGATTGGTCAGTAATAAGAATACCATCTAAGTGGTCGATTTCATGTTGTGCACAAACACATTCCATTAAACCGGCATCACCAAAGAATTCATCTGCATCTTTCCAATCATTAAATTGATTATCTGCTTTAAATTCTACTACACCTAAATTATCAGTTTCTACTAAAATTCGTTTTGAACGAACTGTCTTAACTGGACTTTTTAATGTTTTATCAATAGATAAACATTGTTCTACATACGCAACAGCATCTTCTGAGCGTTCAATAATAGTTGGGTTGATTAAAACTAACGGGTCGATTACCTTAATTATACATGCACGAACATCCAAACCTAACTGATTAGCAGATAATCCAATTCCACCATGCTTTTCTAATTCGGTAGTAAGAGTATCAGTAATCTTTTGAATTTCTTCTGCAGATAATTTTGAAGGTTTAATCGGTTTAGATAGTTTAAGTTTGTCTTTTACAATTTGCATGTTATTATTTTTTATTTGATTTGTAAGGATTTACATAATTTGGTTTGAAATACTCATCGGTATATTCTACATTATCTGGAAATATAGAATGTCCTTCTTTAATGGTTTCGTTGAATATTTTTCTAATCTTCTCACCCAATTCAGCGTTGTTTGGAGTATCTTTTATTAGTGAGATAGGAATAGTAATTGTAGTATTACTCATAAATTTTATTTAGTATTTGGTTATTATTTATGTAAAGATACGAAAATAATTTGATAATTCCAAATTATTTCCAATTAAATTCATTTCCCATATGTCCCCATTTTGAGGTTTCTGCGTAAATAGGTTGTGTTAAATCTAAAAAATCTATAATTTCATTAGGAGTTAAATCATAATCTTTAACTTCATATAGTTTAAGACCAGTTTCAACATTTATACCACTATCGTTCCCTTTTATTCGTGCTTGTAATGGTGTTTGTTGGTTATTTGAATAACTTAGTTCTACTAATGCATATTGTAATCCATATTGTTTTAATGAATCTACTGCTATTCGTCTAGCCATATAACCTGCACATCTATCTATTTTTGTAGCATCCTTTCCACTATATGAACCACCACCTAATGGTATTCTCGGTCCATAATTATCAATTACATTTTGTTTACCGGAACAACCAACGCCATTTAATAATCCACCCCCATCCCAATCACCGGTTGAATTACAATGTAGTTTATTCAAATGAAAATTTGTAGTTTTAATATAATCATTTACTAAATTTTCTAATTCATCCTTAGTAGTATTTTGAAATGATGCAACTACATCAACCCAATCTCCATTTATTGTAATTTGAGTTTTACCTTCAAATGGTTTATGATTATAAATAAATTTATTTAATTCTCTAGCATGATGAAATTCAAATGGCAAATACGTTTCAGTTTCTTTTGTTGCATATCCAATTGATATTCCAAACTTATTTATAAATTGAGATTTATTTATTTTGGTTAAATTGATTACGACATTTTCAATTTGAGAAATATTATATACAATTTCCTTTATATCGGAATATAACAAAGTATAATCAGATGCTATTTCACCTATAACATATATAATACCATACCCACCACTTACTTGTATATTACATTGTGTAAATGGGTCTTGTTCTAAATATTTATCTAATAAAGTATCTGATATAATATCACACAATTTATCTGGATGGTTAGGTGATATAAATTCTGCGGTTCTCATTTAAATTTACTTAACGTTTTTTCGTTAGTTTTAGTTTTAACTTTCTTTGCTGCTTTTTCTTGTTTTTGAATTTCTTTTAATCGAGCAGTAAATGCAGGTTTCCATTTATATTCTACGGAGATTGGACCATTTGGAAATTTTTTCTTATCATACTTCCAAATAGAAATACACTCATCATCTTCATAAGTGTATTCAAATTTAGTTGGTTTATCTTTCATAGATGGTTCTGGTCTTTTTGCCATAACTAATTACTTAAAGGTGCTTTAATCTTTGGGTGTGATTGATAATTTTGTAATTCAAAACAATCCGGTCTATAACTTAAAATCTTTTCACTAAAAGTTTTAGGACCTAAATGTTCTTTTACTTTTTCATGTAAATACCAATTTCTTTCGGTTATATTAATCGTTGGTAAATCAAATGGTTCTCTATTGATTTGCTCGTTGGCTTGTTCAATATGATTAGAATACAAATGAACATCTCCTAAATTACCAATCAATTCATCAGGTATCATATTTACTTCCTTTGCAATAATCTCCAATAGTAATCCATAAGATGCAATATTAAATGGTAATCCTAAAAATGTATCTACACTTCGTTGATTCCACATTAGAGAGATTGCTCGTTTAGGTGTATTGTATTTGTCCAAAACTTTGTATCCTTCTTCTCTTATGAAAGAACGACCTAATATATTTTCAACAAAATAATTCTCTCTTTCTTCTAAACTTAATTCTCTCGTATAAATTTGAAATCCATAATGGCAAGGTGGAAGCACCATTTGGTCTAACTCACCTACATTCCAAGCACTTACCATAAGTCTTCTACTATCTGGGTTTGTTTTGAGTTCATCGATTAAGTTTTGGATTTGGTCTAGTTGTTTTGTATAAACACCCGGCTCAACTATTTTTTCATCGCGTGTTGTATTTCGTTTCCAACTTCTCCATTGCTTACCATAGATTGGTCCTAAATCACCCCACACTTTTGCAAACTCTTTATCGATTTTTATGTTACGAATGAACTCTTCTTTTGTCAAATACTCTTTGTGACCAATTGGAGCATTATGTAAGTGAACTTTATACGCATCACCATCCCAAATATGACAATCGTAATCTAACAAGAACTTAATGTTAGTATCACCTCTTAAAAACCATAATAGTTCTGTCACCATAGTTTTCCATGCCATCTTCTTTGTAGTAAGTAAAGGGAAACCTTGTGACATTTTGTGACGGATTTGTCTACCAAATACCGATATAGTACCAGTTCCGGTTCTATCTTTTTTCTCTACACCATTATCTAAAATGTCTTGTAATAAGTCCTGATACTTTTTGTCTATCGTATTCATTAAGCAATTTCTTTTACTTTACTAAAATTAAAACTTCTCCAACCTTGTTTTTCTAAATCCCAAACTGAAATTAAATCAGTTTCGATTACATTTCCGTTTTCATCTAATTTAACAACCTTATCAGTTTTAGGATGAAACTCTTGTGGGATTTTACTGAATTGTTTAGTGCATAACATAGTTCTATCAGTTCCATCTGCTTTTGTAAACGTTACGGATACTTCTTCTACTAACAATTTTTCTACTAACTCATCTTTTGTAATTTCTAACATCTTATTTTGTTTTATATTGGTTTAATCTTTGTTTATTTTCTCTATCCAATTCTCTACTATATTTTTCTCGCATTCCAATGATACGATGGAAATCATTATATGCTTTTGGATGATAATCTTTTAAGTAAGATAATCCAATTTCATATTCACCTATAACATCTTCATACCTACTTTCTCTACTATCAAATCCATCTGCTTGAAATTTTAATTCTGCTTGTAATGAATCTACTACATTTTGTAACGAATCGGTTTTTAAAACTTGATTTTCATAATCTTGTAAATTAAGATTAAGAATCGTTTTTTCAGTAGTTTTATTTGTACTCAATCCCCATGCTATAGCAAAAATAATTAAAAATGGTATTACAATTGGCCAATAGTCAAAGTAATAATTTAAGTAACGTTTTATCATATTATTTAATTTCTATAAATTCAGAACGTCTATAATCTAATTTAGCCTGATAATCCATTTTCCAATTTTGGATAATTTCTTCTGCATGTGATTGATGTTGAAATGGAAATGCTCCACTTTGCCATACTTTAATCGGTAAAGTAAAATAGTTTGTTCTATACCATACTTTCTTTTGTGGTAGATAATAACGAGTTCCATTATCAATCCAAGTCTCAATTCGATATTTGGGTTTCCCCTCTAATGCCATCACTCCCAATAACATCAGTACTAATAATGCTTTTTTCATTATATTAAAGATACGAATAATTTATTATATTTCCAAATTATTTTTTCAGTTGTTCTAACCTAATAATTTCATTTTTAATTTTTACGTTATATGGATTCCAATTTATATTATCCAATAACCACTTTCGATAGTATGGTGGAATAGATGCAACTGGTTTGTTTTTATACTTACCAAATGTCATATATACTTTTTCAATCTCACCTTCTGCGTTACGTTGTTCTGCAAGATTGATTCCACCTTCTAAGTGAATACCAATTTCGTGCATTGGAATACCTGTGATTTTCTTTTTATTCTCACCATATAATTCCCAAATACCTTCATTATCTTCTTTGTAATAAAGTGCTTCAACTTTACCAAACTTTTCTAATGAACCTACAAAATCCACAACTAAACAATCTTTTTTGTTATTATGAATACGAGTTCCTCTACCAACAAACTGGTACCACCATGAGATAGATGCAGTTGGTCTTGCGGTAATCAAACAATCTAATTCTGGATAATCGAATCCTACTGTCAATACATTCACTTGAACAATAACTCTAATTTTTTGTGAACGGAACTCTTCGATGATACGATTACGTTCTGCAGTTGGTGTTTCTCCATGTACTACTGCTGCAGATGGAATTTTACCTGCAAGTATTGTTGCTTGTTCGATTGTTGGAACTGCAACTAATATAGATTTTCTTTCGTAAAGTTCGTGAACCTTTTTAACAATTTTATCTTGTAAGTTTTGATTCTCATATGCACGTGCAATAGAATCGTTGGTATATTCAGCACCAGTTGAATTATACACCAATGCTCCGGTATCAAAATCATATGATTGATATTCTAACGGAGTCCAAAATCCCATATCAACTATATCTTGAATTTGGGAAACATGAATTATATGTTTGAAAAATGTTCCATGTTTAGAACGATTGGTCAACATTACTAACTTAGAGTAAGGACCAGTTTCACCCATATTAGTTTGTAATTTTAAGGGAGTTGCTGTTAAACCTAAAACGTGAGTTGCTTTAAGTGCATCAATGAACTTTCTTAATTGACCACTCTTATCACGTGGGTATCGGTCACACTCATCTATAATAACCTTAGTAATACCTAATTGTTTGAATTTCCAAGCAATACTGATAATTGAACCTATCGTTGCATAAGTAATATCACCAATCTCTTTCTCACCCATCGATGCCGAATAAATTGATGCAGAACCACCTAACGTAATAAGTTTGTTATAGTTTTGTTCTAATAATTCTTTTGAAGGTTGAATTACTAACACCTTTTCACCAATACCTTGTGCGATATGGGCAATAACGATTGATTTACCGAATGCAGTAGGTGCAACGATAATCGAAGGAGCCATTTTGGGAGTATTAAAATATTCAATACCAACGGCAACTGGTTCTATTTGATAATCTCTTAATTTCATCTAAAAAAATAATTCAACCAAAACTATAGCCAATAATGTAATAATTGCTCCGATTACACTAATGGATACAAAATTTTTTGAATCCTCCACTTGTTGTTTTGTTTTTCCTTGATTTTCCATATTATTTAATAAAAGGTAATATTGCTAACTCTTTGGCTTTGGCCTCCACCATAACGTCAATATCTAAACCATATGTGTTAGGTAATGAGTTGATGTAATCTGAATGGGCTTGTGGTTTTTGTTTTGTATCATTTTCATGTAATGCCTTTGATTCTGAATAATGAACGATTGGTTTAATATCCTTAGGCCAAGTTGATACTGCTTTGATTAACGCCTCTTCTTCGGTTAAACCACCTGTACAAAATTGATGATGATGATAATCGAACACAATTGGAATACCAATCTTATTATGAACGTAAACTAAATCATCTACCGAATACATCGATGCCTTATCATCATTCTCAATTGTTAAACGTTTTTGAACCGATTGTGAGAGTCTTTTGTAGTTGGTGATAAATCTATCCAACGCAGATTGTTTATCTCCGTAAACACCATTACAATGGATATTAATCTTATTGTAAGGAGTTAGAGATAATCCCATCATATCAAACAATTTACCATGTAACTCTAAATCTTTAATAGTATTTTGAACTACGTTTTCGTTTGGTGAAACTAATACATTAAAAGGACCAGGATGTGATGTAATTCGTAACCCATTTTCTTTGGCATAAGTTCCACAACCTTTTAAGATATTTGAAATTTTAGTGTAATCAGGTAAATCTTCTAAGTTGTATTCACTACCCCACGGGAATATATCAGATGATACACGAAATACTTTGATGTTAGATTTTACGTTCCATTTGATAATCTCAAATAAATCGCGTACATTTTGTAATGCTAGTTCGGAAGCGTAAGGAAGACCTTTCTGTGCAAAGGTTTTTTTAACCATACTACGATTGGTAGTAATTTTAGGACTTTGTTCTCCTAATGTCATATTGATACATGCGTAACCTAAATTCATATCTTATCTTTTTATATACCAAATATACGAAAAATATCTGATATTACCAAATTTTATAGGGAAAAACTTTCCCCACAACCACAAGTTCTACTTGCATTTGGATTTATGAATTCAAACCCCTTTCCGTTTAAACCATCGGAAAAATTGAGTTCCGTACCAATTAGATATAACAAAGATTTATTATCTATTAGGATTTTTACACCTTTATCTTCTGATAAAGTATCGGTCGGATGTTGTTCAGTATCAAACGATAAATCATAAGATAATCCACTACATCCACCTCCCTTAACTGCAACTCTAACATATGGAGTTGTAAATCCACTTTCTTCTATAAGATTACTTAACTTTTTAGCAGCAGATTCTGATACTGTCACCATAATTTATTTTTTTTGTAATTCTTTTAATGCATTATGATTACCACCTTCATTATTTATCCAATAATTTATAGCCTCTCTATCGTTTACCCAACGTTCTTTCTTTTTCCAATCAAACCACGGGTGAGTAAAATATGATTTACCCTGATATGGGTCTTTCCATCCATCTTTTTCATACCACTCTCTAAGTTCTTCTTCGGTTATAACACCATCTTTATTTAAATCTGCTTCATCAAATGTTTGTGGATTATTTTCTACTATAATAGGAATTTCTTCTTCTTTTGGAGAATTTTTTCCACTATCTTCGTAAATTTGGTAATTTTTTTCCACTAAGGATTCGGATTCACCATACATATTTTTCTTACCAATCAATCCATTAAATGCAATGATAAGTGCAACTGCAAGGGGGTCAAATACAATTACAATAATGAAGATGAAGAACTTAACGACCGTATTTAATTCTAAACCAAATGCTTCAGCAACAAATCTAAATCCACCAACCTCTTTTTCTAAACCCAAATTGTTAGTTTTGATTTTGTTGATTTCATCATTTTCCTTTGCATTATCTTCTTGGAGTTTAGCAATCTTATCATTTAGTTTGGAGATTTGTTTATCTCTATTATCAATGGAACGTAATAAACGTGAGTTCACTTTACCACCATCTATGATTTTACCTTGATTAGAATTGAATTCGGTAATTTGTGTAGAGAGTTGCGTAATTTGATTTGTGTTTTGTTCTATTTTTGTTGAATGAACTAAAATCTCTCTATCAACTTGTTGTAATGCTAAATTTTGTTGTTGGAATGCATTTGATAAATATCCAAAAATACCTGCGGATGTAATCATCATAAGAATACCAACTGATATAGTTAAATACCATTTGTTAAATCCTTTAATTTCATCCCACGTTTGTTTTAAGTAAGTTGCAGCAACTAACTTAGCAAGTTCTAATGAACCTGCCATAATCATTACCGATGTAGATGCTCCGGCGAATAATACGCCCAAACCTGTAACCGAAAAATAAGCAGCACATCCGGCAACAATTATCGCTGATAATCCTACCAAATATTTCAGCCAATTCATTTTACGATATTGAGATAAACTCGTCTATTTGTTCTAAACCTTTTTGGATTTCTCTGATGTATTGTTTTGCTTCTTGTGGGTTAGGTTGTTTTTGACCATCAATCATTTTATCAATCAAAACCACTCTTCCGTTGATTGAATTTAATAAATCCACAATCTTTTGCTTATACACGTCTTTCATAATTATATATTTTATTTGTTACTTATAAATATTAGAATATCAAAAAAACTACTTTTTATATATTTATATATAATAATTAATGTTTAAATGAAAAAGATTTATATATGTGGAGATAGTTTTGTAGATTGGGATTTACCAGAAACACACTGGGTAGATTATTTATCAAATCATTATAATGTAGTAAATTTAGGTAAATACGGGTCTGATAATCATTCTATTTTATATCAAACTGCTAGAGTTGAAAATTATAATGAAGGTGATAGAATAGTAATAGTATTTACAGCCCCAGGT